GATATCACACAACAAAATCGCTGGTTGTATTTCAGGCAAAACGCCACTGGTTTCCTGCAATGGGCAAATGAAATCAATTCCCAGTATTCTACAGACCCCACTCTTTATGGCTCGGCCAATGACAATCCATATCGCCTGCAAACAACTTCTGCCAACGTAAGAGTGGATGGATTCAGCCAGGCCTATTCTCCAGCATCACAAAACGTAATTGGCGTTTATGGAATTGTACCAATTAATGTGCTGGTGTATCAACGCAATTCTGCAGGCGACAAGCAAGCCGCTGAACTTGGTATTTATGCTTCATTTATTTGGGGACCATTGCAAGCCATACCACTAGGCGCTTCATTAATTATTACTCTTAAAGATACACGGCCTGACGCTGACGATGTAAATACACAAGCTCAGGAAGCAAGGCGAGCACTAGCTAGCACATTTGATGAAAGCGGCATCTTCAAGCTTGGCTCTGCTCGCTTTAAGGTGCAGACGGTATCGAAAGGTTCCACGGATGATGGCGACATGATCGTCACGCTGTCTTGCACGGAAGCTGGATATGCGCCACCAGTGGCCTATAGCAATCAAAGCCTTGAAGGCACTCAAGAGAGCTTTAGACAATCAATCATTCAATCGGCTAACTATGTGAGTGCTAAATCTATTCTTGCCGCAATGAAAGCCGCTGACACAAGACTTATACGGGATAATTCTGGCAAAAAATGGGATGGAACACCATTGACAATTTTTAGAAGGGCAACTATTGATGAAATTATTGCAAGCGGAGAAATACAGAAGGCAGTTTATAAAGTAACGACTATCTATCCCAGGTATGGTGATCCGCAAACGACGACAACATTTCTTGGAAATAAAAGGGTGCGAGCATTAACGACTACGGAAACAGGCGCATACAATACAAGTGCATCTCTCAATGCACTTGTAGCAGGTTACGACGAAGATAATTATTTCTACACTAAAGCACTTGCTAAGTTTGAAGAAGCATCCTACCAAACTCTTCAGCAGTGTCATATTGTTGACTTGGCAATCAAAGGACGAGTGAATAAGCGTCTTAGTGGTAGGCAGGCGGAATACGGCTCAGGACGTCGTGGCGGTTATCCCGTGAGCGATAATGGCATCAAGAATCGGACAAGCTTGTTCCTCATTAAATACAAGGAAGTGGGCAAGGGCTTTGTTTATGTGCCTGGAATTTTTGCGATTAGCCGCGCCACTGATAATGATAATTTTGTCTATATCAAATTTAATAGCGGCCTAACGGCACTAGCGGATGCAAAGTTTTGGCAATTTAAGATTGAACCAATTGCCGATCCATTGGCTGAAATTGCCAAGCATCCAGAACTGCGCGGACCAAATGGACGAGTGTCCTACCTCTACATTGAAAATTCAGGGGAGCCGCAGACACTGGCTCAATTTCAATTTACGGGAAGACTTATTGGCAGCGCATCAGGCTTTCCCCCATTGAATGAAAACCCAAGCGGCATTAACGAATGGGACTTGTTTAATTTAGATGCCGACACACAAATCACCTCCACTTTTGATAATGGCCCTGAATTGTCCTTGACCTGCGTGACGGAACAAATTATTCAGCCCTTCACTGATTTCCCCAAACTTTACAATCAACTAAGTTTGATTGGTTTTAATATCTTCTCTGGCCGCAACTTGCAAGACCTTCGCAGCTTCACTGCTTATGTCAATCAAGGACGATGGGTGAAAAGACTAAGGACCAGCGGAAACGATGAAAATAATACGCAATGGGGCAATCCAGGGTACAACTACTTGCCTGCCGCAGAAGATGGCCCAACATGTTTTGCGCCAGATATTTTTTATGATTCCGCCATGGACGATGAAGATGGCATTGGTAAATATGCCAACGGTAATGCTATCAACATTAAGCAATTAGCCAAGTCTAAGTTATTCTGCAAAACCAATGGCCTTTATATGGATGGTATTATTGCTGATCCGACGAGTTGGCGTGAATTCTGGGTGGGAGTAGCATCCTATAGTTTGCTGGAATTTGCTCGTATTGGTGGGCAAGAAACTCTTGTACCAGCCGTTCCGTATAATGCTCTCACTGGTGCCATTGATAGAACTGTTAACATTTCAGCCCTGTTCAACCAAGGTAATATTATTGAGGATAGCTACAAGGAAGAACATCTTGATTACGGTTCCAATGTGCAAGACTTAATTGCATCCGTCACCTATAGAGACACCGACATCAATGGCATCTTTGCTCGCAATAGAACTGTTGAAATCAAAAGGACAGATGCAATTGAGGCTGATTCTATTCGTCAAACATTTGACTTATCACAATTTGTAACCAATAGAGACCAAGCCATTCTTTATGCAAAACTGCTATGCAACACTCGTCATTGGGTGAGGAAAGCCGTTGAGTTCCGCACTTTCCCCACTCAGGATCCATTGTCCCCTGGCGCCTACATCTATGTAGACATCGGACAAAACCAATGGGATGGCATTCGCACGGGCATGATCAGTGCTGGTGGTGCCCTCAACATGCCTCTTGATAATTCGCTAACCAATGGCACCTACAATTTTCTTTTGTATCAAAGTGGCTCTGGTGTGCTAGCGCGATCTGCTTATGTGGGAAACGGCATTGCGGCAGATTTAGCATCAGAGGAAGGCAAGCTCTTTGTGCTTGGCACTGTCGTGAAAACCAAGCGCGTGTTTCGAGTGGCAGAAGTAAACATGGACGAAGAGGGCGAGGTGACAGTACGCGCCACTGAATATCCATGCACAAGCGATGGGTTGTCGCAGATTGCAAATTTTGATGCAAATCTGTTTACCATTCGCTAAAATGGAAGCATCGTTGCATTAGCCGTCATGGGATTTTACACTGGCCGTACGGGCTCCCTTGCTGTTGCAGGAGGCTTGCCTATTGCCAAGATCAAGGACTGGTCTCTTGATACCACAGTGGAACTTCTCTCCACCAATGACATCAGTAGTGGTGTTAATACATTCACCCCTGGAGTAAAAGGTGCCACTGGTAGCGCCACGCTTCTTTACTATCGCCTTGAAAGTGGAGAATCCGCGTCTTACCAGCAATTTACGGCCTTGCTTGGTAAAGTACAAAAGACCGGACTGGTCACTACAAGCGACCGAGTGTCTATGGAATTAAACGTTGGCGGAAACACGCCAGACGATATTAAGTTTTTTGCTTACATCACTAGTGCTTCAGTAGGCGTAAGCACTGGGGAACTTTCTACGGTGCAAATTCAATTTACAATGGACGGAGACTTTACTGAAGTAATCACTGCATGACGTATTTCATTGGTCATTACGGAAAAATAAAGCTAAAACGCAAAAATCAAACGGCATTTACAAGTGCTGTTAGCCCTAACGATGTCAATACTGTATTGAATCGTTTTGGTTTTAATGGTTCAATTGAAAATTTACTCACTGGCGATCAACTTGTCATTACCACCACTGACGCCCGTGGCTTGGATTTCATGCCATCCTCAACGTGGCCCAATGGAGGAGGCGCTACGTTAAATGAAATTGTGGCTTATACCAATATCAATGCAATGGGCGGCATCCGCCTTTTTTTCACTTTTTCGGATGCCATCAACAACGTAAGAGCCAATGAATACCCCTTAGAAGCATTCACTGGTGCTCCCATTGAAATTAGCGTGAGGATTCTTGGTAGCATTGAGCGCGTATTAGGCGATGTCAGTGGCTTTTCTTTTAATACGGACAGGGAAAGCATTGAAACTACTTCCTTGAATGATAAGTTTAAGCGGATGCACTCTGCTGGCCTTATCAGTGGTGGCGGAAGCATTGATTGCTTATTTGGCACTGCCACTGGCGGCCAAGCTGAAAATAGCTTGCTAATGCTTCAATTGATTAATCGAGTGGAGCTGGGAAGCGAATTTTCATGCTTCTTGCAATTGGTTGATAATAGCGCAAGCATTTATTCAACGGCAAAAAACATCTATTATGAGTTTGATGCTGTTATAACTCGCTCTGGCGTGGAAGTAAAGGCCGATGCTATCATTTCTTGCGCCATTGATTTTGTGACCACCGGAGAAATCAGGCTATTGATTGGCGAGCCATCTGGATATGTCCTCAAGGAAGACCTTGACAGGGTATTGAAGGAAGACCTGGAAGGCTTGTTAACTGAAGTGACCGACTAGAATGAATCCATCTGGAGATTAGTACATGGCTGACCAGCGGATTACGCAGCTAACGGCGCTTAATAGTGCTGGCGTGGCAGACATTGACGTGTTGCCTATCGTAGATATTAGCGCAAGTGAAACCAAGAAGGTCACCGCAAAAGACCTGGTTACTGCTGGCGTTGCTCTGATCAATGCCAGCGTCATTGACATTGCAAAAATTAATCAAGCCAGTACCACCAAACTTGGCACTGCTAGTTTGGCAGATGATGCCATTACAGCAGCAAAATTGGCAGATGATAGTAGCGTATCAACTGCGTCCGCAGTACCAACAAGTGATAATTTTGAAGGACGCCTATGGATTAATACCACTGATAAAACTGTTCAAGTTTATGATGCAGCAGCTTTTGCAGACATCAAGGTTGATGCTGATAATTATATTGCCTTGTCCGTTGGTACGGCAGCAGTTGCAGCGGATGCCATCACCTATGCCAAAATTCAAAACGTTAGCG